CGGTTGTTACTGCGCCAGTTCCAATTTTATCAGCCGTTACTGCGCCAGTTCCGATTTTATCAGCCGTTACTGCCCCAGTTCCGATACCACCTTCTGGAATTGCAGCCCCATCCCCACCGGAATGATCATGACTATTACCATTTGTAACAGTTGATCCGCCACTAAGAGTTGTATGCAAATCTTCCAAATATTGGTGAATTTCTGTAATATCATCCGCATTTAAAACGCGGGCAACAAGAGTTCCTAACGGCCAGCTATATGCGGGAGTTCCTCGCACAACAGTAATTTCATTATCTCCATCATAACTAGAAATAGTTATTACTTCTGTCGCCGATTGATCAATTCCAAGAGTTAAACGGGTAATAGCATCTGCCTCAAATATAGAACTATCATCTAGGGTTAACACTGTTTCTGTATCATTAATTCCAGCCGCCAATGCAGATTGGGGAGAATCTTTTTGGGGAATGTGTAGAGTTGGTATTGTCATAATATTCCTTTCTTTTAAATAAATCTTTTGGTGATTAAACCAATATCAATGGTTCCTTCCCCAATAATAATTTTTCCACTATTAGGAGCACCACTTAGATCTTCTTTAGTAATTTGTTGAACTACTAAAATATCATCTAATCCATCTTCCGTTATAATCCGTACGTTGTCACCGATTTTTAAGTTGGCTCCCTCATATATGGTTTCTATAGCAGTCTCATATGTAATTAGGGGTTCATCCAGTCGACTAAGTAAAGCCACTCCAAAATTATATAAATGCTGAGGATCTTCAAATCTATCATCATTTATAATCATACTTATAGTACCATATTTAGCAATTCCTGCTGTCGATAATAAATATTCAATACCTCCATTTACACTAGAAATATTAATTTTTGTCCCACTTATCTCTTTTCCATAAACCCAAAGTTTTGTACAAAGGCTTCGCGTATCTATATTCTTCTTAATACTAAAAATATTTTTTTTGTATCTAACATCTGTTATTGGAGTACTAGAAACCTTTTTTAAATTTATCTCCCAGGGAAAAATTTGGGTATTGAATGACCAATAATATCGATCAGATAGCTTCTCTGTAATTGCATTCAGCGCACTTAATAAATTCATATCTTTAAATTCATAGGGTAGAATATCAGTATAATCGCATTCATTTAAAGCCCAATAAGTAGTTTCTTGAAATGCTAAGATCTTAATTATCAATTCCGCAATGGTATCGGTTGTATATGCCTTATATCCAAGAATATTACTCTCAATTAAAGTTCCCATTGCATGTTCTAGCGTATAAGTAATATAATCAGTATTATTTCCGCTTTCATCCATAATATCAATTATACGGAATAATCCGACGTACTTATCATTATTTCCACCATCAATGTCCCAGATTTCAACAAAATTTAATGGCTCACAATATTGCTTTTTTTCATCAGAATATGGCAATTTAAAAGATCCACTCCAGGTCGCATTTGTTTGCTGAGTATAAGAAATCGCATATGCATTCTCTAAATATGCCAATCTCTTTTGGGTTACTCGATCATAAATAGCAAGAGGTTTCATAAATACTCCATTTCTCTATAGCCATCTAGTCTGCCAAATAAGACTAATATCTAATTTATGTCCAGTTGGATCACTATAAAGATCAGGATAATTATCATACTCTGGATAAAAAATTAAATTATTTGATCCGGGACCAAGTTCAAAGAAAGTGCTATCTACTGTAATAGATGAGACATCATGGATACCATTAATTAAGACAATAAGTAAATCCGTATCAATTGTAATTTCTTCCCCAGGAGCTAAACTAATATCTTCTAGATAAATATATGAAATATCGGTATTTCCTAATTGACTAATTTCAACTTTTGAAGCGGATGTAATTGAAATAAGTAATGGCATAATTATTTCAAAATATAATCCATATTCAGAACTTATACCAGCGATATCTCCAGCATTTCCATCTAAAGCAATTTCAAGATTATAAGTAATCAGAAAATCTGCAATTGCATTACCATATGCCAAAATTGGAAAATCAGAAGAAACCGATTCTTCTTGAGTATCAAATGAATCTTTATTGAATGAAAAATGATCAAACATGACTCGGCCCTCCTAAAAATATATTAACTTTCATAAATTGTCAGACTTCCAACTGGAACTGACGGTTTTACTCCTTGAGCCAAANTATAAGTTGACCCCAAAGCTCCATAATAAAGTAATGTTCCACCACTAAGAGCTGTCAAAATAGCAATATGAGCAAATGTACCAGATGCAACTGTAACGGTTGGAAATTCAATTAGATTAGTATTTTTAATTTCAGCATTCGCACCATTCATTGCTGGATCGCCCAATGTAATTTCTTGGCGAGCATATCCCGAATAACTTACTTCAGTTCCTGTATTTCCACCCCCGGGGCTTGTTACATATAAAGCTAGATATACTGAAGCAGATCCTGTGGGCGGTGTAAGAACCGTTACAACCTTTAAATTATCTTCCAATGTTTGTAATTTAACATCATTACTTTTAGGCATAGTATTATCCTTTCTAGTTTTCTACATTTTCGATATATCGATGAACTACTTTAATGCCTGTAATTGTTTCAGTTTCAGAATTATTTTTAATAGTAATCCGAACTGGAGTTTTTACCGTCCCACCAACAGAAAGTTCAATCTGGTTTAGTGGATCAAAAGCATCAATAATATAGTTTTCTTCTAACGCCGTTTCATATGCAAATGGATGATTGAATGTAAATTGTACCTCAAACTGTGAGAATTCTAGCATTGTAACTACTGATGGTGGAGTACTAATAAAAGCACTATAGTGCAATGTTGGCTCATAATCAAATGTCAACTCACCAATTCCATCTAACCATCCTGCAATTCTACGTACTTGTTCATGTATATCAACCCCATATTGTTTTGCATATGAGCATATCATACTCTGAGTCCTGGACTCATAGCCACCATCTTGTTGCACAATCGCCCGAGATTTTCCCGGAATGGGAATAATATTTCTCCTCTTAAGAGGAGATAATACAATATTGCTGGGCGTTTCTCTTACTCCATATACGGAGCTGTGTAATACCTTTAAATGTAAAACCTCCAAGCATAATGTATTACCTCCTCATTCTAACTAGAATATGCCGGACGAATTACCTCTAGATCGCATTGCATTTTCCTGTTTTCTATACAATTCTTCGGCAAGCTTTGTAATATCTGCATCTGAGCGAATTGTCACGCCATTTAAATTAAACTCATTTACAATTTGAGTCTTTTCTGGTGATAAATTACTTCCATTTTGATTTGCTATAAGCGATAGTCTATCATCACTAATCTTAGCCGTGGCAAGATTATAGCTTTGCCCTTTTGAAAGTAATTGATTAAGAGTATTAGCATTACTTCTAAGATTATTTAGATTTAATACTGGAGTTATAACGGGAGAAGAATTAATCTCAGAGTCAACTACATCTGAAATTCTATCCATTGTAGAACGAAGAGCAGTAATTGAATTTTCCCCAATTTCTTTTGCTGTATCAGCTACATTTCTAGCTTTAGCTTTTAATCCATTAATCAAGCCAAGGTCAATGTATTCGCCAATCTTCTGCATTTCTTTTGAGGGAGAAGCTATACCGAGAAGTGCCTTAATACCATTTAGAACTGCGGTTCCTAAATCTTCTACCGCCTTAACTACAAGATTTACACCGGCTTTAGTTCCTTTAACCAACCCATCAATTAAACTTGCAACAATGCTTTTTCCTTCATCAATGTTAAAGTAATCTTTAAGGCCATCCATAAAAGCAGTAGCTAAATTGGCCACCGCCTCAAGAAGCAATGGAGTATTTTCTCTAATAGAATCTGCAAGACCATTAATGAAATTAATAATTGTTGTAAAAGCTGCATCAATGATGCGTACTTGCTCATTCGAAATGCCAGTAATAAGTGCAATGATTAAATCTGCCCCAGCTGTAAGGAGCTCTGGAAGTTTTTCTGTAATTGCATTAAGTATATTAATTAGCATCTGGATAATACTTTCAACAATTGGACCTATATTATTAGTAATTCCATCTAAAAAGCCAAGCATAAGTTGCATACTTGCTTCAGTTATAGCTGGAATTTGCTCAACTATCAATGCTAAGAACTCCGTAATTAATTTTCCAAGAGCATCCATAATTTGCGGAGCACCTTCACCAATTACAACCGCTAATGCAATTAGGCCTTCCCCAACCTTTTTCAATAAGAATGGAATCAGCGCAATTGTGGCCGTCATAGCAATAACAAGAATCCCTAATGCACCAGCCCCAGCAGCAGCTATTAAGGCTAATCCCGTTCCAAATAAGAACAATCCTGTTCCAGCTGCTAATACTGCTAATCCAAGAAGCATTACTGCGCCAGCAAGAGCTAGAATTGGAAGAACTACCGGCGCAAGTACTGCTCCAGCTATTCCAAATATAGTAAATAAAGCGGCTATAGCTATCAATGCTGTAGCAATTGTTTTTATTGGCAATGATCCAAGCGCAAGTAGAGCCGGAACAAACATGGTAATCGCAACAGCCATTATTTGCATTGCAACTGCCCCGAATAGAACTTTTGGATTAGCAATTGTAATCATTCCAAGAGCAACAATACCCAATATAGAAGCTAATCCACCAATTCCAAGAAGTAATTTATCTGGATTAAACTGAGCAAGAATAGCCACAACACCAACCAACTGAAGCAATGCAAGAGCGATTATTCCCATTGCAGCTCCAGCAGCTAGCATAGATCCGCCTTTACCGCCCATAGCTGAGAGCCCAACGCTTACCAAAAGCATCTCGGCTAATAAAATTGATACACCTTGAAGACCGGTTTTTAATTGCTTTGGATCCATTTTTCCAAGTAATACTACTGCTAAGGCAATAAAATTTATAGCCATAGATAACTGCATAATAGCATTGCCACCCTGAATAATATCTTTTGCTTTCATTTTTCCGAGAATGAGCATTGCAGCAACCGATTCCGCAAGAACAACCGTTAAGGCCCATATAGAAGATGCATCAACATCTTTCATTAAAAGCATTGCACTGGCTAGCATAACAATTGCGGTTGCAATTACTAATAATTGAGCAGATGCCTTAATTCCACCACCAATTCCGTGCCCGCCAAGTTTATCAAGCAATATCATTGATGCTACAAGATTAGCAAATAAAGAAGTAATTGCCCCAACTGCAGCAAGCATCTTTTTTTGATCCAGTAGAGTTAAAGTTGCTAATGATAATGTTAATATACCAATGGCTGCAGCAATAGATAATAATCTTTTTGAATCAAGATTCTTTTGATAAGACGTTAAAGTTCCTTGAAGTTGACCCATAATCCCAAGAAATGAATTTTTCATTCCTAATGGGGTATCCAATACTGCTTTTAAGCCAACTGTTATACCACTAAGAGATTTAACAAAATTAGAAATAGCAAGTATAACACCGCCAGTTAATAATTTATTAATAATATCGACAATTCCCTGAATTCCATCGATTTTCCAATTTATATTAATAGCCTTTTTTAATTCGGAAAATGCCTTTTTTAGAAAGTCTATAACTGGAGCTAATTTTTGTTTTACAAGATCTGCAAGTTCTTTTAAATTCGCTATAAGTTTTGATATAAAACCTTCTTTACCTACTTTTTCTTCCGTTATTTTTCTACTAGGAATGGCAGTTGTTAATGCCTTAATTTGCTCCGAAACCCATTTGAGTCCGTCCGAAATAGCCCCTGCTATTTTTACAAAGAATCCGCCTTGCTCGGTAATCCATTTAAGGCCATCAGAAATAAGTTTAGCTACTCCCGAAAATAACGTTCCAGTTTTATAACTTTTATTTAATTGTATAAAGAATTCAGAAATAGTAACAAATAGATCTAATATATCAAATCTGCCAGAAGCTAGAGAAAATAGAAATTTGATTCCTTTAAATACTAAAGCGAAAAATTTTCCAAATATCCGTGCTCCAAGATCTATTGTCCTAAAAATTCCCTCAAATATAATTCTTAACTTACCCAATAAAGTTGGACTAGGTTGTATACTAGTAATGAATTTTGTAAATCCATTACTTATTTTCATTAATGTATCGGCCGTAGCAGGAGGAAATACTCTTCTAAAAGCCATTTTAATTGTTTCAATAATTCTACCTAAATGTTGAAAGGCTAAAGAAATACCATATATAATTTGGCTTCTTCCTCCCATCGCTTTCCAATCTTTAAGCATACTATTTCTAGCGTCAGAACTTTTCTGAATTATACCCCCAATGGCATCATTAACTTTTGTCCATAATTCAGTTGCCTCATCGAAGTTACCAAATATATGCTCAAATGACATGGCCCAACCAGATCCAAGAGCTTCCTTTGTTGTATCCATTAATTGCTTAAATGTTCTAACTTTTGTAGCAGCTTCTGTGGCTCTTTTGCCAATATCTGTGGTTGCATCAGCATAATCAGTTAATGTCTTTGTTAATACTTCAGCGGTCATCCATTGTTTTTCAAGAGATTGATTAAACATTTTTGTTGGACTAATCAATTCTTCCATGCCACCATCAGTTAAAACTTTATACATTCCGTCTGCTGTTTTTTCTAGATTTCCTGCAGCAACACCAGCCTCAAGTAATTGAGTTTTAAATTCGACAGTTGCCATATTAGCATTTTCAATAGATTTCCAGTCAATTAGCTTAACATACCCAGCCGATAAAGCCTGAGCAAAATTATACATTGCTCGGGCTGCTTCCTCCGAATTTGCCCCAGAAAGAGCCGCCGCATTGGCAATACCTTTAATTGCTTGAACTGAAGATTCTAGATCAACACCAGCATTTGTAAATTTGCCAATATTTCTTGTCATATCCGAAAAACTATAAATGGTTTGATCGGAATATGCATTTAACTTTTCAAGTTCCGAGTTAACCATTTCCAATGTAACTGGCAAACCTTCTTTAGTTCTACCACCAGCAAGCATAACTTTAATGGAATTAATTTTTAACTCGTATTCATTAAAGCCAGCAATAATTTGATCAATACCCATTGATTTTACAAGTTGCTGCCCCGCCACAACAGCCTGACTCCCTATTTTTAATAAGGCGCCAACACCCATTGTTTCCAATAATGAAAATTTTCCAGCTACTCCGCCAACAATACCACCTAGCGAAGATAATGGTGAAGAACCACTACCCATATTTTTAAGAGATCGATCAAAATCTTTTAATGAGGTTTGAGATTGTTTAATATTTTGTTCAAAGCTTTTATTCTCAAATCCCATTTCAACAATTCGATTATCTACTTTGCTCATAAGCTTTGAACCTCCCTCCAAATATCATCACTAATTTTATCAAATATGGGCTGTAATGCGGGATTTATGTAATCTCTACCCTGCACATATCCACCACCTCTAGTACCATGCCCATACTGAATTAATATGGCAATGGGTGTTCCATTTGGAGCAAGATTATCGTTATTCCAAGATATTCCCCAATTATGGAGTTCATATGTCCATTTATAAGCTGTTTCTCCAGTATCTTTTGGAGTCATACTTTCGAGGGCTCCAACTCCAATTTGGCCATATCTATCAAAAATGTTTCTTATTCTTCGTGGTAATTGTTTCGATCCTTCAAAGAATCTTTCCGAATTTTTAAAATCACCATGCAATATAAATCGAATCATTGGAGTCCTCCTTTCTTAAAAATATAATTAATATCAATCTATTCTCTCACAATAAATAAGAGGAATCCAGGCTTTTTCTTTTGAATCGATTCTTCCCCATAAAGATTCCTTTGGCCCAAAAAATTCTTCTATAATTTTATGCTTTTCATTTTTTTTAATAACACCTAGAACTGGATATTCTACTGAAGGTCCACTAAAATATTTAAGCATTTTTACAGCTACTCGGACCGTATATGAAATTTTAACAGGATCTGAATTTGGAACTTTGGTGACTTGCTTTGCCTTTATTAATTCTACTTTACTATTATCTAACTCGTCGTCTAACTCGTCGTCTAACTCGTCGTCTAATTCATTGTCTAACTCGTCGTCTAACTCGTCGTCTAACTCGTCGTCTAACTCGTCATCCAACTCGTCATCCAGTTCATTGACCTCATCAAAATCTAGGTCATCTTCTAGTCCTAATTTATGCAAATTCAACCTATTTTTACTCATTCTGGATTATCCTTTCGTATTTAATTGTTGCTTGCGTGCTGCATTTAATGCGGCATTCCTACTGAGAATGGCTCTTTTTGGCATTTTTTTACTCGGGGCATTTTTTATACTGCAAACTCGAATTAATGTTAAAAGTCTATTCAAATGCCATTTCTGACATTCAAAAGGAATATTTAATGCTATCATCCAATAATAAATTAGTTCAGCAGTTACAATTTCTGAACTTTGAGATGAATTATGGATTTCTGAAAAAGTTGTTGCTGTCATTTTAGCATCAATATATCCACTAATTTCATCCACAATTTCTTTTGAAAAAGAACTATAAAATTCGTCTGGGACATTTTTTGTAATTGTCATACAGCGAATATAGTCTTGTAATTGGTCGTCGGTTTTAGGTTCCTTTCCTAAAAATGGTTTACACCATTTTGACTCCCATTTTGATAAGGAGACAAGAGAGTGCTCTAACTCAACAGCTCTACCTTTTATTCGAATAAATTCAGATTTTTCATCATCATAATACTCGGTATCATCTGTTATTATCGTTAGCATCTCTTATCTCCTTTCTAAATTAATTAGTTCCAAGTAATTGATTAATAAACTCAACAAGTTCTTCTTGATTAGAAACCATTTGTTCTACAAAAGCATCATAGGCTGCAGAATTCTTAAAGTCTCCCAATACTTTTGGATCTTTAACAAATTTAAGTCCATCTGAGCTTTTTATACCATAGGAGAGGTCAATCAAGCGATCAATTAAACGTCCAACCATGCGTACACTATCGGCTATTAATTGACTATTTTTACTAAAAGGATCATTCTGATCAATTTCGCCTTCAACATCTTCTAGAAATTTTCCACGTTCCTGAAGTTCTAGTCCAATTGACATAATTTCATTGTATACGGAATTCGAAGATGTTAATACCGAAGCTTTCGAAATGTGAAAATAAAGATCCTCTGAACGTTCAACTCCATTAAAATCCTTAAATTTAACTGTCTTTTTTAACATTATAAAACTCCTTTTCAGATTTGAGTGGGATGACAAAATTGTCAGAGCCCACTCAAGATTTAATTCTTAAATATGTTTAGGGTACAGCAAGAGCGGTAATAATTTCATCAGGGCTAGGAAGAGTTGGATCAGTCAAATATGTTCCAAAGAGCGTATCTTCCAGTGCGGCCAACTTGGTTGCGTCTGCCTTAGTACTATCGATAACTAGCATAGCTGCGGGCAAGAATCCTGTAATCTCTACGGGACTAGTGCTAATCTCCCAGCTGAAAGTAATAGCTTCTGGGGAATCATTAATTGTTGAATATGATTTCTCAGAAGGCGCGGCCAATGCACCATAGATAATATGAAGCTTATAACCAAATGAATTACCAGCAACGTCATTACCCATAAGGGTCTTATAAACAAGCCCAAATTTCTTTCGGGTTTGCTGGCCAATGAAAAGACCATCTGAAGATTCATAGGACCCATCACATTCCGCAAATTCATCAGGATACGTATAAGCTTCAATTGTTGCACCAAATTCTTCGGCGCTAACAAGAGTCAAATACTTAATATTATCTGCATAAAGTGGCGTTGGTTCGGCTCCAGATGGCTTTTCGGCTACTGAAATAAGACCGTTCCAGGCAACCCCCACTCCATATTGTCCAGTCTGCGGATTAAGCACAAATAATGTACCGTGATTAACTCCAGTCTCATAAAAACGTTCGCCAAGTTCATCCCAAACTAGTTCTGCCATAATTAAACTCCTTAATTTTTATAGAATAATGTAAATACATAATGATTTAAATTATCAGAAACGAAATGCCGATCAAACTCGCAATAATTTAAACCCATAATCTTATCCACGATCTCCGAATCTGGATTGGGGTCAATAAGGGTTATAGAATATNCCTTGTGCTTTGACATATTTTACTGTAAACCCGCATAACGTACATTAATATCATCCAGTTCATAGATAATACAGGGATAGGTAAGTCTAATTGATGACGGAGGTTGAAAATATACATTATGTGGAGTTATTAAATCCAACAAAATTTGATGTAATTCAAGTCTATCACCCATTATAAACTTCCCCAAGTGTTAAAATTAGACGGGGTCGTTGGATTTCAATATTATTTACTTTCCAACGAATCCCCATCCACGAAACATAACGTATTGTAGAAAGATTCTCATATGCAAATATATCTGCAATTATGGAAATCCGATTTGAAATAACAACATCGTCATTTTTATGTTCGGTTGGCTCCCACTTTCGAATATTCTGAAGAATATCCCCTCGATAAGAACGCTCTACAACTACGTCATCCCATATGCCTGGAGATATTTCTTGCTGAGTAACATAACCAATTGGTCCATAAAATTTACTCATAAATATCTCCTTATTTAAAATTAGGCGCTAGGATACACAGGTTCCGATTTCTCAATCCAAATAGCCAAAGCAGAATGCGGAACTGTCAAAGCACCAGAAACGCGGGTTTCGATCAAATACTTGTATTGATTGAAGTCGATGTCGAAGTCATCCATCATTTGGATCCCTCCGCCCTTATCGGCACCAATCGAATAATCATTCATGTTAACCAGAACACCGGCCAATTCACTATAGTCCAATACCGAGGTATCGGGATTAACAATTCCAGTCATTACGGGAACTTCCACAATATCTGCAACGCGCAGAGCCGCGGCCAGATCAGCTACGGTATTGTGGATCCGGCGCCCAAGGCTATCCTTCAAAAGAAGCATATCACTGAGAATATCAGAGGTAGTAAAGAAGGTCGGAATGCCATTTCCACGATAATCTGAACGAGCCCGAATAATTTCATCGATGAGCTCTGAAGTGGTAGGTTCTGTATTAGTGCCAGTAGCCGCAACATTAACGGGAACGGTATACAGATCATCATCAAGAGCAATTGGGCGAATCTTGCTTTCAGAAATCTTATCATCACTCGCACCGGAACGGCCATCACTTACAAGAATCGCGCGAGCAAGTTCTTCCTCGAGCATCATGCGCATTTCATTGCGGAGCCACATAACTACATCAAAGTCTGTAATATCGATCAAGTCATCGCGATCAATCTTCTGTTTCTTATAAACAGTCTGAGGATCGGTAGTGCGTTTCAGCAAAGCAAAGACTTCTTCAACTTTCTCTTCGCCCTTAATATAACCCAAAGCGCGAGCAGATTCAGGAGTCAGATCAGCAACGAGGGTCTTAATACGAGCAAAAGGAATATGCTTAGCGGCATCAAAGACCTTTTTTACCCACTCAGTCTTACGGGCAACAACCTGAGGGGCACTTGAAGTTGCTTTATGATCCGGAAACAGATATCCAATATCAGTAATTGAATGCTGAATTGCTTTATCCTCATCACTTCCCTGATAGGACATATAAGCTTCGGCAAGAGAATCAAAACCGTGTGCCAAGAATGCNNTTTTCAATGAGGACTGAGAACGACGAGCATCATCCAAGATCTCGCGAAGTTCGGTCTGAGTCAAAGCGGCATGTTTCATAGTATTATCACCTTCCTTAGTTGAATTGTCAAAAACGTTTTTTTTCATATTTGAATCTCCTTTATCATCTGATTGTTTAATTTCTTCTTCGGTTTCCTCTTCCTTTTCCTTTTCCTCAGTTTCACCTGCGGATTGAAGAGCCTCTGCAATCATTGCATATACAACGGTTTTTTGTTTCTCATTAAGAGTTTCAAAAACATCAGCTACAGTTTCTTCTTTTTCTTCATGCTTGATTTCTTCCTTAACTTTTTCCTTAACTTCTTCTGTATGGAAAAGTTCAAGATCCAAGTTGGCAGAAATAATAGCTTCAGTTTCATCTTCTGTTACTGACCCATCACCATGTTGAAAAGCAAGGTTATCAATATAAGCCCCAGCATTTGCACCAGCAATAACCAGGCTCACTTCACGAATTAAGCCATGCACAACATTCTTACCCTTTTCAATTAGCGAATTTGCATAAATTGAAAGAGCTTTGATATCGCCATGCTTAATCGCTTCTTTTGCATCTTTTGCAGCTGAGGATTCATTAAATGAGCAGTAAGCATAAACACCATCGGCTCTATTCTCAAGCAAGGCATGTCCCAAAATATTACCAGGCTCATTATGCAAATGCTGCCATACCAATGGAACTATCTGCCCATCATTCTCTTGAAATGCATCTGGAAGAATGGTTCTTCCATCACTACACTTCAAGCCGACTTTAGTAGCATAGCCACTAAAATCATACTTAATGTCTTTTTTCATAGTATCTCCTTCTATTTTGATTT